CCAGAAACTGACAACACGGATAATATAGGAAAACCCGCAGCAGTTCCTCCTGAACCTTCTGGTCTATGTTTTAATAAATGTAAGACTCCTACAATATGCTGCAAAAATGGAACATGCCTAGGACAACTCACAGAAGCGCATTGTGACTTCTTAGGAGGAACTACTGTTCTTGCTCCTAATTGCACCAGTGCAAATTGCTGTGATCATATCATTGCTCCGGGAGCATGTTGCATACAAGAAGAAGGTAATATTTATAGATGCGAAAATGTAGATACACCATTCGCATGCAATGATGCGGTTGATGGGCTTAATGGAATTTATATGGGTAAGAATACAAAATGCCCAATTGATGTGAATTTAGAGAAAGATATTTGCTGCACAGTTCAAAATCAATTAACTTGCTATGAATGTAACCCAAATGGCTCACCATGTGGTTGTACTGAAATTATTACTACTGGAAATTCTTGTTCCGAAGTTAATATAAACTTTTATGAATTTCAGAATACTTGTGATACTAAGTGCATATCTAAAACATGTCATAGGTGTGACGGAACACAATGTTTACAAGAAACAACACTTTGTGGTGCTGAATGTTCCGAAGGATTTGAACTAGGACCTTGTATTGCTGATCAAACATGCCTAACCAAGCCTTGTTTCAAAACGTGTGTAGATAATAGCTGCGGAACACCTTTTGATTTTGAACTTACTAATGGTGATAATAGCTGTGCTACACTCGGTGCTGGAACTGAGTTTACTCTTGATAAATGTGATTGCATAGAACTACCACCAGAAGACCCTGAGTTTGCTGCATGTTTTTGGTGTTTTCCTATAATAGTGAATTCAGATCCAACTGTATTAAATACCGATGGAAATCGTAGCATAATACCTCCTAACGCTCCCCCATCACCGTCTAATAGCGAGTTTGCCGAACAAGTAGCAGGATCGTCTCAAGCTCCATTTAGATCTGTATTTTCAGTACCACAATCTAAAGCTATATTATTAGATGCTGCAGCTGGGTATGTAGAAAACGATTTTAGTATACTACCACTATTTAATGCTAATGCTTCTATTATTGGTATTACATTACCGGCTGGATTAAATCCTGCTGGGTATGCTTTATCGCGTGATAATAATATATTATACTATGATGAAACTAATACAAGTGCATTCGCTCCTTCCTTTATCGGAACAGCGGTTCCAAATAACGTAGGAGAAGTATTAAATGCTACTGTTGGTTTAGTTACCTCTGCTCCTAGTACACTTATTAGTACAGATATTAATTTTAGATGTAATTATGTTGGTTCATATAAAACAAGTAGCAATAAAGTAGAAACTAGAGAAAACTGTTTAAAAAGATATGGATATACAACATCAGAACAATTAACTAATTGTTTACTATGTGATCCAGTTAACGATAACATTCCATATACAGATTTGTCAAACGAGGTACCAAAATCTGTAACTAAAATAGAGCCATATCAAGATAGAATCAAAGCTGGATTATATGCGCCATTCCCACCTCTTTGGGGAAGAATAACATACAAATATGGCCAATCTACTTGCACTAAAGCTTTATATAAGAAAAATACTTATAATCTGAACCTTTTTAAAAATTCTAATATAAAGGACATAGTTCATGAATTTTTATTACAACGAGGAAAGACTTGGTTAAAGACATTTTTAGACAGGTATGATAGTACACCCATAGCGAACAGAGAATTACAGGATGGATTGGCTGCAAGTATAGACAGTAACTTTATTGGCTCAATAAGAAATAATCCAGTAAGTCCAAATGAATTTTGTATGGGAGGCCAAAATAATCCTATTGTCTTTACTTACGATCCATATCAACTAGGTGGTTTAATAAATTACGGCACTGCATATGTGTGGCCATCTCCTATAGGGGACGGATGTTGTAATAATACTACATCATCATGGGCTTTACCAGAACCAAGTTTTGATCCGATAGGACCTCCAGCACAGGGAGGTGGTCCTCCAGATATGTACTACCCACCAAATAATATAAATGGTATTCAAAAACTTGGAGAAAGATATTTGAAAAAACTCGCTAGTGATACTACTACACAGATACAGTATGTTAGAGGAATTTTTGGTAGAAATCTTCGATATAATCTAGATTCATTTAGAACATCTACTGTATTTTATCATGATGATGGTTCTGGCACATTCACCACTACTATGAAAACTGATGATACTATAAAGATTCCATTAGCTTATCAGAATGGATTTGAAGGTCCTGATTCGTGTGCTCCTACTGGTGGTGGGGGTTCAGTAGATGCTCCGTTGTGTATTCCGCAAGACACAGAATGTGAGGGTTTGTGTGGTTGTGGAGGAGGGTGTGTAGAAACATCTCCAGGTGTCTGTTCAGGTCAGCAGTTATGCCCCAAGTATAATGATAGTAGTGGTGGTGATCCTAATAATTGGCAAGGATCTGGTGGTCTTATTGCTCCATCCACGGTAGAAACACCATCTCTATTTACAGCACAAGTAGTAAACAAATCTCAAATAACTAGTAAGAGAGTTTATATAATTCCGGGTGTTTGTGTTGATATGCTATGCCCTAATTGTAATTCATACGAAAGCTGCTAATATGTCGGTTCAATTTAGAACAAGATCACAAACATCAGTTGATTATTCTCAGTATATTACAAATTCTGGAATAACTGGATGTTGTCACGTTATAACCGAAGGAACAGTTAATCGTACCGCCAACACAAGTTTAACCGAATGTAATAGTTCAGGTGGACACTTTATTGCAGGAGAATGTGATGCATCAATAACTCCTTCGACGCTTGGATGCTGCTGTGCGTGTAAGTCAACAACATCAAGCAAGTTACAAAAAACAACATTGTGTGAATGCGAATCTCTTAGTGGATTATGGAAAGCAGGAGATTTAGCAACTTGTACTGAAACTCAAACAGATTTAGGTATAAAAGATGGTTGGTGCATTTCTGGATCTGCTAGTAAGTCTAATCAAATAGATTTTAGAAAAAAGAGAGCATGTTGCCATCCAGAGTTTTTAGATGATGGTACAGTAGTTTCTAATTGCACCGATTTATGTTCAGAAAAAGAATGTGCTGAATTGGCTGCATTTCCATACACATCAATCTTCTACACAAACGGAAGACAGTGTGATACTCAAGTAGGAGCAGCATTTCCTGTTCGAGATGAATGTGCGCTCTCTATAAGTAATGATAATGTAATGAATTCGTGTAGCAATGGTACTAATTTGTTTTGTTGGAATCTTCCAGATTCCAACAGATGCGGAACAAAGTCTTGGTATGACTCAAGATTCATGGGCAAGTTTATTCAATCAGTAAATCAATTTGCTTTTCAAATAAGAAACGAAACTGTTCCATTTTTATATGATGTTATATTAGCTCCAAGACACGAAAATCAAACTTCTATAGACATCACAAATGAAGCAAAATCATTAGTTGGTGTTGGAGTAACAAAACTATGTCCTGGTGCATATTCAATGAATTTTGATTTACCAGAAAATGAAATATGGTCTAATGGATATTTTGCAATACTAAATGAAAATTCAGTACCTGTATATTTTGCCTCTCCTAAATTCAGTGAAAGTTTTACAAATGCATCAGATTCACCAGTACCAGTAACACCACCAACTCTTCCTGTAAAAGATCTAATAGCAACCAGAACATTCAGTGCTAGTATAAACAATACAAGTGAGAGAGTAAAAATAACTGGTAGATTCTATAATGGAAAAACTAATCAGTATAGAACTTTCAACAATAATACACTACCAATTGATCAATTAATTAAATTATATCAACATAATGTTTATGATTTTAAGGTAACATCTTTGCTAACAGATCCTACTGGTGGTGTTTTATTTAGCGTATCAACTCTAGGATTTGCTGTGCAAAAAAAGGATAAAAGTTTTGACTATTATTCTCCATTTAATACCGCAACCGTTAATAGAATTAAATCAATAGTAAGAAGCTTACCTGCAAAGGATTATGTTAGAGTTTCATTGGGTGCTTATACAATATGCGGAATTGAAAGTAATGGAACCATGACATGCAGTTCTGAAAATTCTGAGTTAAATATTCCTGTTAAAAAATATAAACTAGTTTCGTGTTCTAATTCTTTATTTGATACTGAAATTAATGATTACGATCCAAGTAAAGAATTTTGTTTTGCTGTAGATGAAAATAATGGTATTGTCAAAATTTCTAGCGATTCTGCTGATTTTGATAATCAACCAACTAGATCAATTACAGATATAATAGATTTATCGTGCATCAATACTAGGTGTTTAGCTGTAACAGAGCCAGATGAAGTCATTTGCAATTCTCAAATTCTTGGAAGTTGTTGTGTAGATTCAGATACTCGTAATTGTATTCAAACCACCGAAGGTGTCTGCAGACAAGCAAGAGGATTTTTTCAGGAGGGTCGTATATGTTGCATAGACTCCCCAGATTTGGAAAATTGCGTCAATTGTGATGAAATATCAAATAGAAGTCTTCGAGTAAATGCCTTTACTGCTCCAGAAAATACATTACCAACCTCTGATTTAACTTACTACAAGAATGGATTATATGTTGGAATATTTGAACCAGGCAATCCTGTAAATACCATAGGTTCAACAGTAACAGGTAATCCTACAACTGGTAGTGCTTTTGCATACAAACCATCTGTGGTTGGATATGGTACTACTAATAAGAAATGGGCAATTGTTGTTGCATCAAATGATTACACTATGGATTTCTTAAATGATGAATTTGAAAGCACCGAGGTAATTCCACCATCAATGTATGATGGTATGTGGAATACATTTGGAGATAGCAATGTATACTATGGCATACAATCTAAAGCCATGGAAAAACTAAGAGAGCATTCCAGACTTTCTGGTTGGTATTTGCCATCAAAGAATGAGCTTGAATTTGTTAATAACAAATTGAATCATGGATTTTTCATTCCAGAAGCATTCAAATCTATGAATAGCGGCATATATTTGACATCTACACCATATTTTAAAATACAATCTAGCACCAAATTTGATTTAGATTCTCAGATATTTAAAAACCAAGCATTTATGTTTGGACAGAGTTACAGCAAGAAAGATTATGGATCTATATACTTAGTACCAAGAAGAACTAAAGTTAATGTTCGTCTTATTCGAAGGATTGAACTGGAGTAATTATTATGAGTGATGAAAAAACGTGTTCTAGTAAGCCAGACCCAATAAAATTCAGAACAGTGACTGTACCAGATACTAAAAATATTATTTCTAGAAAAATAGGAATGATACAGAGTTTTGCTATGTCTCTTACTTCTAAGGGTCTAAACGAAAAGAAGATAAACAGAGCAACAAAGCAATTGAGAGTTCTCAGCTGCTTCGGAGATAAGCACCTGAACGGCGTGGTTCCTCCCTGCGAGCATTTGAAGGAAAGTAAGACAGATGGACAGTATTTCTGTGGCGGATGTGGCTGTGGGGATCGTGCTGGTACTTGGTTGGTTGCAAATGGTAATGATTACAGCAAGCTAGACTACCCAAAGCTGAACTGCCCAATCACCATGCCTGGGTTTACCAACTATGTCGCTAGTAAACCAGACGAAGCTATATCACCGATCACTCGAAAGTATTATCTTGAGAATATAGCGTTTGATGATCTAAATAAGATGCCAGTGACTCTTCCAGACATGCCTGAAGCTATGCAGAAAGCTATGGATGAAAGAGATGCAAAGATGTTACCTAAAGACGAAACAACATTAAACACACAACAATTAGGGTAATTGGTTAATGCCATAAATACCTTTAAGGAGATTTTATGGCAGCACCTAATTCACGACAAACTCTTATCGAATACTCATTGAGACAGCTGGGAGCACCAGTTGTTGATATTAATGTAGATTGGCAGCAATGTGAAGACCGTTTAGATGATGCTTTGCAACAGTTCTCTGAAAGACACTTTGACGGCGTAGAGAAAGCTTTCTTTCTTTATCCCGTTACTGCACAAGATATAGCCAATGAATATATCAACACCGACACTCTTGGTCCGGTAAATGGGTTTGGTGGCGATGGACCAACCGGGGTGGATATAGTCACCGTAGTCAAACTATTCCAGTTTGGCCCATTTGGTAATTTGTCTATGTTCGATGTTAGATACCAAATGGCTCTTACCGATTACTTTGGTATTAATACCAACCTCATGTCTAGTAGAAATATGGGATTAGCTCAATATGATAGCACCAAGCGTTATATTAATCTTATTTCAGATATGTTCCAACCAGAAAAAACTATACGGTTTAGTAAGGTAACAAATAAGCTACATGTTGAAATGAATTGGCAACAGGAATTAGTTCCAGGCGCGAATATCATGATCGAAGCTTACGTTCTTCTAAACCCAGACAAATTTACGGAAATCTACAACGACAGATTACTCAAGAAGTATCTGACTGCTCTGATCAAAAGACAATGGGGAATGAATATGGCTAAATTTGGTGGAGTTGTTCTGCCAGGTGGAGTCACTCTTCGAGGTCCAGAGATTGTAGCAGAAGCTCAGAACGAAATTGCTCTCATCGAACAACAGATCCAGCTAGAGTACGAACTCCCCATAAATTTCATGATCGGTTAATATGGCAAAGAATCCCTACTTCAAAGACTACTCAGGCGAGCAAAACATAATTGAAGATCTCTCTATAGAGATCATCAAAGCTATGGGTAGGGATATGCTTTATATTCCCCGTGAACAGTATAACAAAAATGTTGAATTCGGAGAAGCTCAATATAGATTTAGTAAATCGTTTCCTTTAGAAATGTATATTCAATCTGTTTCTGGTTTCGAGGGAGAGGGAGATATCATCTCGAAGTTTGGATTAGAGGTAAGAGATAAAATTACTCTTATTATTTCTAAGAAACGATTTAATAAAGAAATAGCAGAAAAGTACGATGGAATAACAAGACCAAGAGAAGGAGATTTAATTTATTTTCCTCTCAGTAGTGGATTGTTTGAAATTAACTTTGTAGAACACGAAAATCCGTTTTATCAAGCCGGTAAGTTATATACATATTCACTAATCTGCGAACTAACTACACTAGAAGATGGTGATGAGTTTGCAACAGGTGAAACCGATGTTGATGTAGTAACAACAGAAAATAGAGCAGAAGTAGATTTGTTTAGCATATCTACTCAAATTTCTACTGGTAAAATTTTCTACGATGGAGAAATGGTATATCAGGTACGCGGAATCACTGGTGCTACTGGAGGAGCATATGCAAATGCAACTGCAGAAGCTCATTGTGTTAAATTCTATCCAACTAGTAACACAATGGAAGTATATGGAATTAGTGGTTCGTTCCTATACAACTCACAAAGTATTCGAGGAAAAGAGTCTGGTGCCGAATATTATGTTACAGGTATAACTGGAACTAATCTCATAATTCCAATATCTCCGATAGATTCTCTCTCCACAGGTGATAATGAATCCATTAAATATACTGAAGATTCACTTGATGTATACAACTTTACCGATATTGATCCATTTTCTGAAGGAATATACTAATGTTTCAATACTTTTATAATCAAACATTAAGAAAATTAACATTAGCGTTTGGTGGATTGTTTGATGAAATTTATATTTCAAAAGACACATCAGATGGCAAAATAGAAAGAACAAGAGTTCCTCTTACATATTCTGGTAAAGAAAAATTTATCAGAAGAATTAACGAATCAAGTTCTATTTCTAGTAATGTTAAAATCGAAACTTTGCTTCCTAAAATGGCATTTGAGATGACAACTCTTCAATATGATCCCACTAGAAAAATAAACAAAATAAACAAAAAGTTTAAGAGTTCATTAGTAAACGGAGAAACGTATACACAACAAGCATATTCAGAAGTTCCATATAATGTGCAATTTTCTTTATATTGTTTTACAAGAACCGTCGATGATAATCTACAAATAATGGAACAAATACTTCCATACTTCTCTCCAGAATTTATAGTTACTCTTAAGATGAATGACGTAGATACTAATGTTGATGTTCCAATAATACTCAATACAACAAACATGACAGAACAGTATGAAGGAGATATGACAACAAGAAGATCTGTTATTTCTTCTTTCTCATTCACTGCTAAAGCACATATATTCAGTAGAGTAAGTGACTTTGGGATTATTAAAGAAATTGATGTCAATATACTTGAGGACAATACCCTATGAAAGAAAATATTCCAAAAGTGTTTGATACTATATCCGAAAGTCTTGGAGTTGATTTTTCTGCTCCAAAGAAAGAATTAAGACAAGTAAAAGTAGCAGAAGGAATTCCTGCAGACAAAAGAATGGATACTGATTTTGAATATGCAAGACTTAATCTGAAAGAATTAATAGACAAGGGTAAAGATAGCCTAGAAAATGCAATATCACTGGCAGAAAGTCTAGATTCTCCTCGTGGATTCGAAGTTGTTTCTAACTTTGCAAAACAGCTAGCTGAGATGAACAAAGATCTAATGGGTCTATATCAGCAAAAAAAAGAGATTGAAAAAGAAAAAATCACAGTGAATAATAACACAACAAATGCGATATATGTTGGTTCTACGAGTGATCTGCAAGATCTTGTAAATCAAAGTCGAAGCAGAAGAAAGGCATTGGATAATAATGAGGAACAACAATCCAAGTAAGAGTTACCTCGGTAATCCCAATCTAAAGGGACCTGGTGTAAAAATTGAATTCACCAAGGAACAAGTTGAAGAATATGTAAAGTGTGCAAATGATCCAATTTATTTTATCAAGCATTATATAAAAATTGTAACTCTAGATAAGGGACTTGTTCCCTTTGAGTTATACGATTATCAAGAAGACATCATTGATAAGATACACAACAATCGATATGTGATTGCTAAACTTCCAAGACAGTCTGGAAAGTCTACTACAGTTATTGCATACATTCTTCATTACATTCTGTTTAATCAAAACATGAGTGTTGCTATTCTAGCGAATAAACAAACAACTGCTAGAGAAATGTTGTCTCGTTTAAAGCTAGCATATGAATATTTGCCAACATGGTTACAACAAGGAATTCTGGAATGGAATAAAGGATCAATTCAATTAGAGAACGGTTCTAAAATTCTTGCATCATCTACTTCTGCATCTGCAGTCCGTGGTGGTTCTTATAACATGTTGTTCCTCGATGAATTTGCATTCGTTCCGGGAAATATCGCAGAAGAGTTCTTCAGTTCCGTGTTCCCTACAATCACCTCCGGTGTGAGTACTAAAGTGCTGCTGATCTCCACTCCAAATGGTTTGAACATGTTTTATAAACTATGGAAGGGTGCCACAAAGAAAGAAGGAGATCCGGGTAAGAATGAATACATTCCCATAGAAGTACATTGGACAAAAGTTCCAACCACTTCGGGTGGTATGCTGAGAGATCAAAAGTGGAAAGAGGAGATGATCAAGCAGACATCGGAAAAGCAATTCGAGTCTGAGTTTGAGTGTAACTTCTTAGGATCTTCTAATACTTTAATATCAACTTCTAAACTAAATGTAATGGCATGGAAAGAACCTCTATATTTAACAAGAGAGGGTCTTACTGTATATGAAGAACCAATAGAAGATCATTTATATTTTATTACAGTTGATACCGCAAGAGGACAGGGAAAAGACTATAGCGCATTTTCGGTAATTGACTCAACCGCATCTCCATACCGATTGGTGTGTAAGTTTAGGAATAATCTTATATCTCCCATGCTTTTTCCTACAGTCATAGAAAAAGCCGGATACAAATACAATAAAGCATATCTGTTTATTGAGATCAATGACATTGGTGGACAGGTTGCAGATATTCTACATTCTGATCTTGAGTACGAGCATGTCCTGATGTCTTCTATGAAGGGTAGGAAGGGTCAGGTTGTCACCGGAGGGTTCGGTAGGGGTGAAAGCACCTTTGGTATCAGAACCACTAGTCAGGTTAAAAGAATTGGGTGTTCGGTTCTCAAAAACCTAATAGAACAGGATAAGTTACTGTTGGAAGACTATGACATTCTGACAGAGCTAATGTCGTTTGTTAGCAAGTCTCAAAGCTTTGCTGCAGAAGATGGACACACAGACGATCTTGTCATGTCTTTGGTGATGTTTGCATGGCTTTCTTGTCAACCATATTTCAAGGAATTGACTAATTTGGATACTCGACTTGCTCTATATAAAAACGAGATACAACAGCTTGAAGAAGATTTGGCTCCGTTTGGGTTTCTTACCACCCACGATGAGGACAGCATGAAGACATTTACTGACGGAAATGACTTGTGGAACGTAGATTCTTCTAAAAATCTATTTTGATAAATAACCCTAGAGCAAACCACATCTCTAGGAGAATAAAAAAATGGCACTAAGACCAAATGTTACAGTAAGCGTAGTTGACAATTCATTCATAGTTGCGACTGGAGAAGATTCTGGAAGCCATGTTTCTGCAATATATAACACTGGCTTATCCGGTGATAATTTAGTTGATATATTTGGAGTAACTTTAGAAAAAAGTAATGGGTACATGACAATAGAATCTGCTGGTGCTTGGGTTTCTAGACTCAATGGAACCACTTTATATGGTGGTGTAAGCGGATCAGGTCCAACTGGTACTTGGAAAACTGACTGGTATTCTGCTTATAATTACCTTCTCTATGGTGGTTTACTACGCATTACTAATAGTCTCACTAATCTATATGACGAAAATCTAGTTCTAGATTCCGTATTCACCTCAAATATAAGCACAACTCAAGTTAGTTGGGTTGAAGCTATGTGTACCCAAAGAACTGATTTAGTTGGTATTGTCGGTGTAACTTATGAAGGTTACACCGGTGGAAGTGTTCCATCTGGATTGGCTGGAATAACTGGCATATATCCAATATCCGCAAACAGTCTTTCATCAAGTAATATAATGTTAGTTGGTGGTGAAAAAGTATCACTAGCACTTTCAAACACCGGCGTGGAGAATTATGTTGACATTCCACTAGCATCAGATGTTGCTGGTTGTTTTGTTAGAACCGATAGAGAAACACAAAGATGGTTCTCTCCTGCAGGAGTTCGCAGAGGTCGTGTCTTAAATATCATAAGACTCAAAAAGAATCCATCTGCAACAGAGCAAGATAATTTATATACCGCAAAAATCAATTACATGCTTGGTGTTCCGGGATCTGGTACATTCTTGTTCGGAGACATAACCAAAGAAGCTAGAGATACTTCTACTCTCACGAGAATTAATGTTGTTCGTCTAATCAACTACATCAAGAAAACTGTTAGCAGAACTGCTCAGAGTGTTCTTTTTGAACTTAATGATGAGCTAACCAGATCATTGTTCACCAATGCTGCTGTGGGTTTCTTACAAAACATTCAAGATGGTCGTGGTTTATATGGGTTTAAAGTTGTATGCGATGCATCAAATAATCCAGCTGCAATAGTTGATTCAAATCAATTTGTTGCAGATTTGTATATTAAACCAACCAAATCTATTAATTATGTTAAAATTGTCATCACCAACGTAAATACAGACACCGTATTATAACAAATTAGGAGAATTATCACATGCCAATTCATAAGCTTTCAACATTTATTGACGCATTTAGAGGCGGAACTCGTCCAAATCGATTTAGAATTTTCGGAACTAGTACAGTTCCGGGTACAGCTTCCCCCCTCGGTTTGTTTCGCGAAACTCATTGTACTGCCGCAACTCTTCCAGAAAGCATAGTTGGAATTATTCCAATTCCTTTCCGTGGCCGCGTTTATAAATTTCCAGGCGATAGAACATATAATGAGTGGAATGTAACGGTGTTGGATGATGTTTTAGGGTCGGCCACATGGGAGTTTTTCCATAA